AACATCATAAGCAAAAGGTTTCAAGCTGGCTCTGATATAACACCCACCGTAGATCTCGCTTTCATCTAAGATTGGTTGAGTTTGAGCATCAACTACCCCTGGCTTGCGAGTATTCTTAGTTGTGATAAAGAAACAACCGTGGTACTCATCACCGTAAGGCTCACCAGTTTTTGGCTTAACACCATCACCATCTTTGATAGGGCTATGAAGAACCTTGGGTCTTTTAGCCCCCCATTTTTCTTTAATGGTTTCTTCTATAGCTGCTTTTAATTTACTAAGGTCAATCTTCTTATCAAAAAGAATGTCAGTAGAATACTGCATCTTACCGCTCTTAGCATTTAGTTTAGGTTTTAATAGATATGTGTAAGAAGCTTTTCCTACTGGGGTTACATAGTTTGACATGGTTTTACGTGTTTTAAAGTTAAAAAATTATTCTGAAATCACCGTGAAATCAGACTTAATAGTTGGTAATACTTCCGGCCTCTTATCGCTAAGAGGTACCATGGTATTACCGGTATCAGGTGTCTCACAAAGTGAGGCCACCAAATCTTTACCCACAAGCTTCTCTAGTTGAGCTGGGGATTTTAATTTTGGCTCGGTATATATTAGAGCAGTGTTATCAAGGTTTGATTCCTCTTCCACCATATACCGAACAGTGCTTTCGTCAACTTTCCATTTACGGTTAGCTCTCTTCTTCACAAGCTTATACCCTTCAATGGTTCTTCCGCTCTCTAATTCATTGAAGGCAAAAGCTTCTACTGACTTAACCCAAGAGGCTAACATTGGTGCTGATTCTAAAACCCTTTTGAGGTCTGCCTTTTTTAGAGTGTCTGGCTCTGGTAATATTATAGCTCCATCACTAAACTCTGCCTTGGCAACTTCCAAAGCTCTTTGCTCTAGCTTCGGACAGACCGCAGCCGCATCACAAAAAGTACACCAATCGCCCTCTTTAAATTTAGGGTTCTTAGCTTGAGTAGCTTTAATTCCTTTCCTTAAAATCTTAGCATACTTTTCTAAGTAGCCTACTGTTGTGATCCAAGACTTAACAGCTTCACCTTCAGAGTTTGGTTGCACTATGGTTAGTTTAATCTGACTCTCTGGGTGAAGATCATGTATGTGTGCTGCTCCTAACCCGTAGTAAGCTAGTTGCTTATTCTCCTCCGGGGATACAGACTTATAACCATTTTTGTAATCAATTACCTCTAACATCCCCAGTACATTAGAATATATACTAGCATCATTAGTACCAAACATATCTTCATGTACAAAATCTAAACTAAATTTAGTTTCAATAAACATCTCTCCTAGTTTAGATTGCTGGCGTACATAATTCACATATACCTCTACCCCATCAATCATGGCTTGATCGACTGGGTATTTGGTACCATCATCTAAAGTAATATCTTTACCTAGATAAGTTTGAGGTTCCCCCATATCCAGGAGAGCCAACTCACCTAATTTGTGAGCTGCTGTTCCTTTGGTAGCTGCACTACTGCTTGGTTGTGGTGGTACTGTCTCGGATAGCTGAATGCTACCCGGACAATTTAACCAACGCTCCGCAGAAGATGCTCCATATTTTGAATGTAATTCTGGCATAGCTATTGTTTAATTTCATTTAATTTGATTTAATAATTCCTCATACTTCTCTTGAGGTACAGCAGGGAAAGTTTTATAGCCACCTAAAGATTCAAGTATGGTTGCTAGTACTGACTCCCCATATGATTGGATAAAAGCTACTAACTCTTTCATAACTTCTTCTTTGGTCGGTAGAATTTTTTCAGCTACAGGTACGGTTTCTAGCTTCTCTACTTCTACGTCTGGTTCTACTTTAACCTCAACAGGTTTATCTATTTTTATTACTTTTTTAACTGGTTTTACTTTCTCTACTACAGTTTCTTTTACTTCCGGAGTTGGTTGTGGTCTAAGGTCCATGCTCATTTGACCAGAGATCTTATCCTCTTCCAAAGCTACTAACCTAGCTATGCCATTAGCAATGTTGCCTAGTAGTTCTGTATTAAGTGTTTCAATTGCAACTGAACAATTGTTTTTCATCCGTATTAGTTCTTCAACTTTTTTAATATCCATAGTTTATTTTTATTTTAAGATTAAATTATTAATTAATAGTTGGGCTTGTGTATCCCGGTAGATCCAACGTGGGCTTTTTCTTAGCTGTTTTAAAACCTAGAAGCCAACGCTGAACACAGAGATCCATCTCTTTTGGATGCTTTAATATGTCGTAAGCATATTGAAGAGTCCAATTTTCTTCACCTCTACCACCTTTAGAAGTGTCATTTATTTGTACCTTAATTATATCCATTACCGCGGTTTTGTTTTCACCTACCTGTGCCAAAGTCTTAGTCTTTATAAACTTTATGTGCATGTGGTTTTGAAAGTGCTTCTTAAACTCTTTCATTAATTTTGGTATGTCTTTATGTTCGATGTCCATTAGTGTTACGCTCATAGTTATTGCATTATTTGGTTAATTAAATCGTTCGTCATACTTAGCCAATATCTTATCAGCCCAGTTAATTGCTGTGCTAATATCTTTGCAGTTTGTGGCACCGGCTACGTGAGCGGCAGCTAATGACCACACTTTAGCCCTATCCATCTTATTAGATTCTTTGATTTCAAGTTTAGATAATCTTGGAACTATGCTTTTAATCTCCTGTTCAATATCCTTGAGCTGTTCATTAACTTTAAATCTTTTTGTTTTATCTACCATTTTATTGCATTATTTGATTAATTGTTTTCTCCTTATCGAAGATAGATTTAAGCATAGTTTCATCCAAACTTTTCTCTACGACTAGGAACTTGGCAGTTACATTGTGCTTCTGTCCAATACGGTGACAGCGATCTATCGCTTGGTTAATCTCTCCCGGTACCCAACTGGATTCTACAAATACTACATCACTAGCTGCGGTTAATGTTAGGCCAGTACCTGCGGCTTGTATTTGTCCTATAAAAACCCTGACTCCCTTCTTGTTCTGGAAGTCATCTACTGCTTTTTGTTTATTAGCCAGAGTATGTTTACCTGTTAGAATTACCGGGTTAAATGCTGCTAACTTATATTTAAGGAAATTCATTACATCATGGTGGTAAGCAAAGATAACTATTTTATCTACACTTTCCAGCATATCTTTAATGTAGTTAGCGCTCTCATCTAATTTTAGCATGGCTAGTTCTCTTCTGATAGTGGCTAGTTCTCCCATATTACCTTGAGCAGGAGCTTTCTTTAGATTTTCTGCGGACATGAATTCTGTCTTAGCTATAATAATCTCTGCTTTTTTATCCATTTCAAAAGGTATAATCTGTATTGTTTTTTCGGGTAATTGTTTCATCACGTCTTTCTTTAAACGTCTTACCATGCAAGTAGCTCGTAACCTCACTCCTAACTCTTCTATATTGGCAGATCCACTAGTATCTAATCCCCATCTGCTATTGTAAGCGGCGCAGAAGCGGTAAGCATAGTTACGATAGTTCTCAAAGGGTTTTAAAGTATCTAATGAAAGTATTTTTAGCAAAGAATATAGCTCAATTGGACGGTTAAGCATAGGCGTTCCTGTCAAAAAAATTTTCTTATCTACGTCACGGGCCAGTTTAGCTACGTTCTTAGTACGAACTGTCTTAGCATTCTTTAGGTAATGTGCCTCATCACATACCAACACATCTGGTTTAAATGCTTTTAGCTGATCCATAATTAATTTAGATTTAAGTAAGTCATAATTAACTATGATAGTATCGTGGCCCTCACCAGTTAGTATAGAATCCTCTATCATGAAGTTATCTTTACCCCCTGATATAACTCTAGTAGAGAAAAGTCCGGTTCCCCATTTGTGAAATTCACGCTCCCAGTTTAGTTTTAATGAGGCAGGGCAGATGATTAATCTTTTCTTATGGTTTGCAATGTTAAGGTATTCAATCACTTGTAGGGTCTTTCCTAGTCCCTGTTCGTCAGCTAGTAAGACATTCTTACGATCCAAAAGTTCTTCTACTCCTGCTTTTTGGTAATCAAATAGTTTATCAGAAATCCTTAAGTTTTTCCCTAAGAAATACTGGCTATAACTACTATCTACATTAGCAGAAATTAATCTTAATTCATCTGGGATATTTAAACCTGTTAGTTTTAGTTTTTCTACCGCAGTTACCGCAATGTAGAAATTGTTTGTGAACCACCGTTTGGTTGTAGATTCCCACTTAAACCCTGCTGCTTTGATGGCTTGGCGATCTCCGTAGCCGCAGGTGATATAATATTTGTTGTCTTCAAAAGTAATTTTCATAGTCATGTGTTTACGTGTTTTAAATTTCAGAAGATTAACATCCAAAAACGAATTAAAAATGTTAATCTTCCTTAGAACCCCGTTTATAATGTTTTATGTTCTCTTATGTATTAAAAACAATTTTTAACAAGGTTCGTAATAGATTGTACTTGTAAGAACTAGTAAGTCAAGTAATTATTT